ACCCCGCATCCCCGGCCGCACTGGCGAAGACCAGCACCGAAGGCGGCGCCGCGCTGGACGCGCCTACTGAGTAGATGTTGCTGCTCGAGGTGGCGAACAGCCGGTCCTTGGAACCGTTCGTGCTGCTCCCGTGGAACGGCATCATGGTGGGCACCACGCTGGCGCCGACGCCCGTACACCATTCCTTGTAGCCGCGGCGGATCCGAGACCCGTTCTCCCCGCCGATCATGTTGAAGAGGACGGGGCAGTCGTAGGGCGGTAGGGCGAAGCCCGGGTCGACCGTGTTCAGGCCCCCGACCGGCGCCGGGATATGGACCGGCTCCGTCCGGTCGGGCCGGACCTTTCTGGCGGATGCGCGGGATAGCATCTAGGTAATCGTGTCCGGCAGGTTCCACTTGTCCAACCGCCGAGGCGTGCGGTTCGACCGGCCGCCCAAGTAGATGGTGCTCGCGGGCGAGTCCTCCGATTCGGCTGCATAGAGCACGTCGTCGTAAGCGTCCTGCTCGCTCACTGTGTCGAAGCGCTTCTCCTTGCGGAAGTCCAGCTTGAGCCGTTTCACGATGAGGAGCGGATCGAAAAAGATCACATCGTCCTTGGTGGTCGGTGCGTCCTTCGTGTTGCCGTTCGGGAGCACCGCAGCGGCAGCTCCGGCCCACGACGTCGACTCGTATTCGTAGGCGATCGTTTGCGCCGAACCCGGGACGGGAGAGAAGAACATCTGCCCCTGCCAGATGCGGATCATGAACACGATCGTGCTGGCGATGGGGACGGCTTTGCGGAACTGCCAGTAGTCCGAGCCCACCGGGCCGCCGAGCGGAAAGGACGTGCTGCGGTTCCATCCGCTGTTCGGCAGCAGGCTCTTGAAGTCGGCCGGCAGCGCGTAACTCTCGGTCCCGTTCACGGTCCCGAACGTGTATTCCTTGCGCAGATGGGTCCAGTCGCGGCGCTTGTTGAGGTCGCGTCCGCCTGACTTGAGCAGGCGCAGGAGCTGCACGATGTTCTGGTCCGTCGACGCGAAGGGGTCGGCGATCGCGGCGGTGACGAGGCCCATCTCGATCGCCGCGTCGCTGACCAGGTTAGCAACCGTGTCGTAGGCCATCTGCTATTCGGCCTTCGGCTCTTCGGGCTTCGGCTCTAGCGACTTCTTGAACGCGGCGTATTCCTCCTTGTAGACGAACCGATCATCGTCTGTCACCGGCCGCGTCGAGTCATCCTTCCCAAGGAAGCCCCCGGACAGCGTGACGAGCTCGACGTCCTTTTCGACAAGCTCGCCAGTCTCGGTGCCGACCTTGATCTTGCTGATCGTGAATACGGCGTTCATCGCTTTACCTCCTTGGGGATGGCTGCCTTTCCCTGTGACGCTTCCACTGCCGCTAGCCGCTCGGTCAGCGCCCGGAGTTGCGCGTCCTTCGCGTCCAGCTCGGCGCGCATCTGCTGCGTTGGCGCGCCCTTCTTGGCCGTTTCGAGGAAGTCGCGAGCGCGCTGCCGCAGCGAGGAGAACTTGCCCCCGGCGTTGGAGTCGTTCAGCTCCGCCAGCTGCTCGACCGTGTAGACCTTGTAGTAGGCGAGGTCCTCCACCGACGCCGGATCGATCGCCGACCAGCCCTTCAGATCCGTCCCGATCGTCTGCTCTTCCTGACCCGACTTGAATGCGACCCACTCGTCGTAGAAGCGATGGAGGTCGCACTCCTCGAGCATGGGCTTGTCGTCGAGCCCTTTTCGGACCCGGCAATGCTGGTCTTGCGTGGCGCCCACTTCGAGCAGCTTCTTGTTGCAGCTCGTAACCGGGCGCTCGACGATGTTGTCGCGGTCCCCCGGGATCTGGATCAGGATGTAGTCCACGTTGTCGTGGACCGGGTGTCCTGCGCCCTCGGTCTGGCTGAAGATCTTGTTGTCGTTGTCGAGGATGATCTCCCCATAGCTCTTCGCCTGATTCAGCACCGACCTGCGGCTGAACTTGACGAAGAGGTTCGCATCGCTTGCTCGTCTCGGCATTTCTGTCCCTCCGAAAAGAGGAGAGCCGCCCCCGTGACGGAGCGGCCCTCCGGTTGTGCCGAGCCCGAAGGCTAGGCGTTGTCCGTGTCGCCGCAGTACGGATTTTCGAGCGCCACGGTGGCGAGACCGGCAGACGGTGTGCCGATCGCGCTAGCGAACGTCGCTCCGTACACGATGTCACCAGCGACCACCGCCGCATCCACTGACCCGGCGGTAGAGGTCGCGTAGACGGTGGCACCAGCGCCACCGGTCGTCACAACCTTGATGACGCCGAGGCCCCAGGTCTGGTACCAGCCGAACAGCGTCGCGAGGTTGTTGATGCTCATCGCCACTGCGGCAACCCCGCGTGCCCGGGTGGTCGCCAAGGCGGTCACGCCGGTCTGCGGGTTGTAGGTGACGAGGGAGCCGACCACCGTCGAGGCAATGCCCTTCAGGTAGACGAATTCGCCATACCCGTAGGTTGTCGGATCGTATGCCCTGATCCGCTTCCCGAGGGTGTGCATCTGCGTGGTCAGAGTGTCGGTGATCGCCTGCGCGCCGATCTCTGCGTCCGTGGGATAGAAGGCCATGGTTTAGGTCCCGTTGAGACGGCCGCTGAACTGCGGGCCGGAAGAGGTGATGTTGCCCATGATGCCGAGGAACTTGATCACGGCGTCTTGGTTGACCGGCTGCCGCCCGTCCTCGTCTTCGTCCATCGAGGCGAAGTTCAGCTCGGTGTGCGGCCTCCAGTACATGTAGTCGAGGTTCAGGAAGAGCATCTGTGAGGCCGGGCAGTTGCCGCCGATTCCGCCGTCGAGGATGACCGGCGCCACGTTGTACTTGACGTTCTCGAAACCCGCCTCCGCCGTGGCCGGGTCCATGAAGCGCTGGTTCGGCTGCAACGCCGCCCAGAACATCACGTAGAGGAGGTTGTCGGAGAGGATCATCTGCGGCTTGTCTGTCCCGCGGCAGCAGCTCACCCAGAGGGTGTTCATCGCCGCCAGGATCGTGGTCGCCGAGACGGTCTGCGTCTTGATCTGGGAGCGCCAGAAGGTGAAGTTCGCCCGGTTGATGCCGCCGACGGTCCCGGTCGTGGGGTCGGTGGGCAGGAACGCGACGAGGCCGGTCAGGTTCTTGCCGTTGTTCCCAGTGCCATCGCCGTAGGCGTCGAGGGCCCAGCGGTTCTTCAGCGAACCGCGCGCGTTGTCGATCCTCGCTGCAATGAGGTCGATCATCCGCGGCGTTCCCATGTTCTGCCGCTTCTCGCGACCGGAGACGGTGATCGACGCGGCGTACTGCTTCCAGGCGTATTCCGCCGTGTCGAAGACCTGCTGCTGACCGGTCGGCAACGTGTCGAACCCGTCGTACGAGGTCACGTTGGTGTTCGCGGCGAAGGCAACTTCCTCGTAGATCTTCTCGCCGCCGTCCGCGGGCTTGATCTTGCCCCGCTTCTGCATCCAGAACAGGACCGCGTTGTTCTGGGTGAAGTCGTCTGCGTACTTCTTGTTTCGATGCTGGATCGTGGACGAGACGATCTCGCCCACGTTTGGAGTGGCCATGGCTGTCCCTCAGTTTGGTTACGGTCTCTCGGCTTTTGCGCGTCAACGCCGGTGGCGTTCGCTCGCGCCCCGCACGAGAGTGAGGGGCAGATCGGTGGCGGAGATCCCTTTCGGGTCGTCTCCTAAACTCGGGCTTGCCTTGCCTTCTTGAACTGCCGCTCGACTTCCTCGCGCGTGTCCTTCGCCTCGTCGGCTCCGTTGCTGGGACCGGCCGGCTCGTTTTTCACGCCCGATGCGGCTGCCGCTCCGGCCGACGTCGAGGCGTTCTTCGCCTTCGCGGCTGCGGCGTCCTTGCGCTGCTTCAGGATCGCGGCGGCCTTTTCGTTCATCGAGCAGGCGCGATCGTAGAGTTTCTGGAACACTTCCTTGCTGGGTGCCTGGCCAGGATTCTCCCGCGACCACCTGCCGGCAAGGTCCGCGAGATCCTGGCGTACGCCGTCCTCGTTGAGCAGGTCGACGCTGGGCTCGAATTCCTGCCACGCCTTGACCGCGGCGTCACGGGCAGAGGTCGCACGCTCGCTGGCGATCTGCTGGCGCACCATCTCGGCCACCTGGTCCGGACCGACCGGCGCGGTTTCTGCGCGCGGCTGCGCACCTCCGCCGGCCTCGATCGCCTTGCCGACCAAGGTGAGCGCAGCTTCGTCCGTTCCGACGTAGTTCCGGATCAGGTCCGCGACGATCTGGGCGCGGACCGTAGCCGGGGCGGACTGAAGCGCGGCATAGGTCCGCAGGAGGTTCCCCACCGCCTGCGCGGGCGGAACACCGGCCACGCGCAGCATATGCTCGTAGGGAGCGACAGCGGCCTTCCATGGCTCGATCTCCTTCTCCAGCGCTGCCGCCCTGTCCAGCGTCTTGCGGGTCTCCCCGTAGAGTCGGATCGCCTCTTCCTGCACCGCCCGCGGCGCCTTGGCGAACTCCTCCTTGGCGCCAGCGCGCCAGTCTTGGGGCGGCTTGAGTTCGGACAAAGCGGGCGCGGCGTTGACCGCTCCTCCGTCAGCCGCCGCCCCCTGGCCCGCGGTCGCTGGGCCTGCCGCCGGAGCTGACGGCTTCTCCTGCGCCTCGGGTTCCTTTCCGCCGCCCTTGGCGAAACGTCCCTTCTCGTCACGTCCGGCGGTCGCAGGCGCATGGTCCGGCTCGACTGCGAGCGTCGCCTCGACTTCGCCGGCCGCGTCTCCTGCCGGCTCTGGCGCGTCCTGGACGGGCTCGGCGGCCTTGGCGAATGCCTCCGCGACGGCCGATCGGGTATCGCTGTCAGTTGGCATCGTGCCCCTGGATGGTGGCGAAAACGAAGTTGGTGGCGGCTGGCGCGGCGGCGCTCTCAAGCGTCATGGCGGTAGCGGCAGTGCCGGGGATCTGCAGGCCGCAGAGGACGACAGGCGGTTGCGCCACGCCGGCCTGGCCGATTAGTTGGACGGACCACAGAATCGTGCCGGCCCCGGTCGCTCCATCGCGCAGGTTGAAGACGACGCCCGCCGCCTGAGCGGCGATCGGGGTCAACCCCAGCGTCACGCAGTCCACGACGTGCCGGACTCCGGCAGCGCCGGCCGTCTTGCTCGCGCTCGCCTGCGTGGCGGCGGCCGGGTTGCTCGTCACCGTCCACTGGCCGGGGATGTCGACGATCAGCGCCTTGTTCCCAGTGACGGCCGCCGAGGAGTTGGCCGCGGAACCGACTGCCAGCGCAGTGGTGTTCGTGCCGTCCGTGGCCCCGTTCAGGAAGACGTGGGTGGGGACGACGTTGCCGGGCTTCTCAAGGGCGAGCGTCAGGACGCCCTGCGCGATGGCGTGGCGGGGACCGGGAAGGATGACCGCTGCCACCAGGGCGAGGCCCGCGATCGCAGCGGCGCCGTACAGGAATCGTCTCATCGTTTCTTTCCTTCCTCGATGAACTTGGGGAGGTGGCGCACGTCCATCTTCGACACCTCTACGACGGTCTTGCGGGTCGACTCCTTGACGCTGTTCTCTCTGGCGCTGCGCACCTTCTCGAAGTAGCTCAGCGAGAAGTCGGATGCATCAGCGGCGCCGGTGGTCTTCATGTACTCGCGGCGCTTGCGCTTCGTGTCGATTGGCGTGCCGTCGACAGTACGCATTCCGTCGTGGTGAGAATCGCCAATTACTGGGACACGGGATACCGGCGCATCCGGTGGAACGTATTCGTCTGCAGAAATCAGCTCACCGGTGTGTGGGTGCTGCACCCAACGCCCGCGCCGAGGACGACGGTGTTCGCCAAACACACGACCGTAGCCCTCATCGTATTACTTGG